TGTGATTCCGGTGTTTTCGATTATGGTACATCCTTTAAATTTCGTTCCGTCTGCGGTTGTAAAAGGAGGTAAAATATATGCTCCATTTGTAGTTTTTGTAACATCCATCAAGGCTACATCAGCGGGATTCATGCAAATATAATTAGGGCTTCCATGTGCTTTTGCAACTAAGGCAATTGCAATACGCAAAACATCCAAATCATTTGCATCTTGAATTTTGTGATAAAATTCTGAGTTGACTGAATCGGTAACGTTAAATGCTGTTGCAAATTCCAAAATACCTTTTAATTGCGTCGGTGTTCCGGTTCCGCTTCCTGCTAAAATTTGAGCATCTTCGTAAAGCATCAACTTTTGCATTAAATCGGTGCGAATAGCATCCTCCATAAATGGAATATCCTCTAATGCTTCTTCGGTAACTTTCGTGTATGCTGTGATTTTTTGAACGGTTGCTGTTTTCAAAGCCCAATCTTGGTCTCTTTGATTTTTAGGGGTGTTTTCATCGGTCATCCCTGCATCTCCTTCTCCTGCGCCTTGTTCATACCATTGGTGAACCGCTCCGGTGGCTGTTCCTACATTGATAATATTACGCAAAAAAGGCTTGCGTGAAGGATACATGTTTATATCTGTATCGGTTGAATAAAATGGGGCGAGGCTGTTTACGTTTGCGCGGGTAATATCGCCAACTGTTTTAATAATAACCTTTCCGCCAACCCCTTTAATAGCCTTCAATTTATCGGCGTTTTCTTTCAATATAACTTCGAGTTTGTTTGTTTTCTCGGTAGTTTTCTTTTCAGTCCCCAACTTGGCTATTAACTCTGTGTGTTCTTTAGCTTCTTCCTGTGCTGCCTTTAATGCTTCCTTTAATTCGGTTAGTTCTTTTTGCAATGAAACAACTTGTTCCTTGCTTTCCTTCGTTTCTTCTTTTACTTTATCGGAAATTAAAGCCTTTAATTCATTAGCCTTATTTTCCATTTCTTTTAATTCTTCTTGTGTCATTGTTTATGAATTTTTAAATTTATACTTATTTTAATGCCTTAATCATTGCGTCATAAAGAGTGTTTAGAAACAACGGCTCTCTAATCGTTTGAGTGCTTTCATGCGGCTCATCAACTTTAAGGTTTTTTATTTCTTCTATTTCAAGGGTCGGAGTAATCGGATTGCTGCCTAATAAAACCGCCGACCCTTCTATTAACTTGGCTTCTGTAACGGCATAGAAAACGCCACCTTGTATTTGTTCTTTGTTTGCTACATGCGAAATGTATTTATCATAATTGTCTTTGTATTCCTTTGCCCATGTTTCTTCTGAATTTATACAAAGATAAATGTTTACATATTGCATTCCGACTGAATGCTGGTCAACGTTTCCTCTTTTGTACAAGTCAAACATGTAAGCGTTGTCATTGATGGATATATTTGCATCAAAAACAAGAGCTTGCGTTTCGCCATCATATTTATATCCCAACTCTTTCCATGTTATTGTTTCGGTTGTGGCTTTCACATCTCTGCTAATAACGTGGTCAAATTTCATTAAATGTTCTTGTAAAAGATATATTTTCCTTTTTTCTTGTAGCGATTTCTTCCAAAGCCCTTTAATGTGAACATCTTGATGCGAATCGTATAAATTTGTGGTATTAACAACAGCTTTTACTTTTATCTTTGTAGCATCGGTCGATACGATTGATTTTTCTTGCTTAAATTCGGAGGCTACAAACATAAAAGGGTCGGCTTGCTTAATTGTAGCCTTTTTCTCGCTTATGACGAGGTCGATATTGTTTATAAGATGTTCGTGATATTCCGTTATTGATTTAAAATTTTTCATTTTGTAATAATGTTTTTTTCGAGTTCCTTTAATTTTTTACGAAGCATAATTTTAACTGTTTCGCTTTTAGCATTCTTTATTGCTTCCTTTATATTTTTAATTGTCGTTTCCATCTTATGATAAGGTTAATGTTTTGCTGCTTTTAAGGCTCATAATAATCGCCCTTTCGCTTTCGCTCATTTCTAATAATGTTTTATCGTATATAGGATTGTCGATTGCTTCCATATTTAACTTTGCCCTCCAATCATTTAAAGTAATTAAACCGCTGTCAAATTCAATCTTGCATCGCTCTGTAATAACTTTGTCTGATGTTTCCCGTTCGTATTTTGCTTGTTGTAAAACCGCAACCTCATCCCACAAAGCATCAAAATAAAATCCGTCATTTACAAGTCCCATAAATCTACTTTGATACGCCAACTCCTCATTAACCAAAGGAATAATAACATCAGAATACGTCTTTATTTCGGCGGTTTTTTGATTTGCAAATGTGCTGCTGTCTTCACGTGGAATTAATTCTTTGTCGATTTGGAAACATCCGGCTATTTGTACGGCATCGTTTAATGTTTCTTTGAACGGTTCAAGTTCTTGTATGTTCATCCCCATTTGGATGTACTCTATAGGGATAGAAGAAATTACGTGCTGTCTCTTATCGTACTCAACTCCATAATTAGCATAGAAATCATCGTGCAATTGTTTCTTTTCTGAGGGAGTCATGGCTACTGCTCCGGTAGCGTCGCCCATTTTGCTGACAATAGCCCCCAATGCACCACGTTTAGTATAAATAACATTTCTTGCTTCGTAAACACTCATTAAATTTGCTATTGGATATTTTTGCGACTGTAAACGGCTAAATGCTTTTAAATATCTGCTATCAAAATCAATATTGTCTTTGATGTGTAAAATACAATTAGAATCTAATGTATACCTTAATCCATTCGTTTGTAATTCGTAACCTTTTATTATTTCTTCCTTTGGCTTCCCGCTATACAAGTCAGGGTTGTAATTCCATGTTTTTATGTCTACATTGTGCGAAGGCAATACATAGAAAGCATTACAATATTTGTATAACTTGTCTTTGAACATCGGGTCGGTAGCTGCATAGCAATACGAATTTCCATTTATCAAACGCATCAAAATGCTATACGCAACATAATCCTTGAAAGAATAATACGGATTAACATTTTCAAGCAGCTTATTTAAGCGTTCGTTATTCCAAACTACCTCATCCGTTTTGAATGATTTTATAACGATTTGCGGTTTTTTGGCACGTTCAACGACGAAGTTAATTGGGAACTGTACTTCGCTTATTTCTTTGTAAATTGTATACAAGTTTTCGCCTGCATATCCCGCAAATCTCCCGATAACACTATCAATATCAACGCTCTTGATGTTATAAAAAGACGAATAAGGACGCTGCAATTCGCTTGTCAGCTTCCTCTTCGCTTTTCGTTTTATTTCATAGCCGAATAAATTCATGCCGTAGTATTTTTTTTTTGCAAATATAAACAATATTTCAATACAAATTCATTTTTTTTAAAAATATTTTAAAAAAAAACAGTGAGCCTTTCAACTCACTGCAAAAAACTTTTTAAAAAAAAATGAAAACTTAATAGAGAACGTCAATAATCTTTTGCTGCTTTAAATATTCGCTCGCTGCAGTCAGAACATCAGGAAAATCATCTTTTTGGTCTTTGACCATTTTTAAATAACTTGTAAGATGTTTCATCGCCAACTCGTATTTTCCTATTTTAAAATAGAAATTCCTTTGCACGCTCGGAGCTTCGTTGAATATACGTATTTCTTTATTTGTCTTTGAAATATAACAACGGACAGAGGCGCTTGATATTTTGTTTATCTCGGCTCTTAACGCCTTTGCAAATATCATCCAAGCACAATTGCTTTCAATATGTACGTATGTAGGCTTGTGTCGAATAATCATATCAAGAATGTACGGCGTTAGTGTTTCGGTATTCTTTTGGTCATATAAAACTTCTTCCACGTATACTTTTTTATCTTTCACGTAAAACATGGCAGCGCATAAAAAATCTTTCCCTTCGTCTGCTGGGTCTATAAACATTAATTTTAATTCCGGTTCTATTATCTCATTATAATAATTTATGTTTGTATACATTAGCCCTTCGATTGGCTTCGGGTCTTGCTGGTACTGCGTTCCGAAAACCCATTTATCAAAGCTGCGAATACTTTTTAATTCGTCCAATGATATTTTCTTCGGCCACATCGAACGCTCTTTTTCTGTATATTCGTCCATGATAGCAGGGATACTCAACACATCCCAACGACCTCCATTATTGATAGTCCCTTCATTTTCTATTAAATAACCGCACAAATCATTTTCATGCGTCCTTTGCGCAATTATTATAATCGGCGTTCTTGTGTCGTTGATACGTGAAACGATGGTATTACCCCACACAAAATTTACTTTCTCTCGTATTGTTTCGCTTAAAGCATCCTGTGTTTTAATTGGGTCATCGATAACTAAAGCTCCACTAAATACATTTGCGTTCATTTTTCCACATCCGAAACCTGTTATCTGTCCGAAAAAAGGAGCTGCGTACAACTTGCCACCTCCATTTGTTATAATGCTTCCTTTTGCATCGTTTAACAATGTAGTGTTAAATAATTGCTTGTATTCATCTGTTTGCATTATTTTCCTGACCGCCGACACATCGGATTTAATAAGGTCATCCGACGCGGATAAGAACATAAACTCCGATGCGGGATTGATGCCAAATCCTGCGGCGGTAAAGTTAATCATTAACTCCGTTTTGCTCATTCGCGGAGGTACGTTTATTATAACTCTATTTGTCTGATGTTGATATAATAATATTTCGTTTAATTTGTCTGTTATGATTTCGTGATGCCAATTTATTAAGAATTTAGTCTTATGCGTCAACTTAAAGAAATATGACGTAAATGCTAATAAGTCATAGCTTAATATCATTCGCATGGTATCACTTTGTTTCATATCCTTTTATTCGTCCCGCTTTTTTAATTCTTTTAATGTCGAAATAACAAAGTCCCGTGTTTCTTCTGGTGTCATGTCCTTATCCTGTATTTGTTTCATTTCAATGTATTGCTGATTCAATAAGCGGCGAACTTCTGGTGAGCCAATTATACGCATTGCCGCAATTTGCAATGTTGCATTATCTCCTGCAATCCATTTTTGCAATAAATAATCTTCTCCTTTTGCTCTATTTGATTCTAAAGCCTCTTTAATACTGTCTAATTTATCTAAATTATGGTTATAAGCTGTTGCTCGTGAGCATCCTGTAAAATGTGCAAAAATGTGGTCAAACCGCATTAGCCTCTTTTCCTTAATTATTTTAAGAATCGCATTCTCGTGTTTTGTATTTATTTTATCGCTACAGTCTTGTATCGATTCATAAACATGCTCATATATTTTTTCTTTATCGCTTTCCATAGTTTTTTATTTTTAGTAGCGTTTATTTATCTGAAATTCCGTTTTTAATTTATCGCTTGCCATTATTCAAATGATTTAATCCCGTCAAAATATTCTTTATAAAATTCAAAAATTCCCTTATCTATTGTTATGCAGGCATTTTCTGTTCTCGGGTTTGTGTTTATATTTGCGGAGCTTTCAATACCAAAATAAAACCCACTTCCATACCCTGCGTATATTTTAGAGTGGTTTTTAAATACTGCTATCCTTCCACATTTATTGTT